CTCTTCGTTGTTTGTTTTGTCTTCGCTCATCGAATGTGTGATAGAATAGTTTGTTCTCTTTCTGTTTCACCGAATGTCGACCTCATCCAGTCTTGCCATTCTCTACTACCTTTTTCCTGATTGCATCGTCGACACGAGGGTACAACATTCGTCGTAACATCTGTCCCCCCTTTGCATTTGGGGCGTACATGGTCGATTGTAAGATTTTGTAATTCATGAAATTCTCCGCAATAAACGCATTGACAATTAAAGTGCTCTTTGATAGCTCTTCTCCAGAGCCGTTTCGATTCTGAACTTGTCATCGTTATTAAATTGTGTAAATAGTAATCAGGGTTTGGTAGTAATGGTGTCATTAAGCTCTTCTCGCTCCGCCTCTACCTCGGTTTGCTTTACGGCTTTCTGCCACGATCTTGCCACCTTTATGTGACATATCAGTCTGACTGCCGGGTTTGCGTGCTCTACGTATTTTCATTAGATCACGCCTATACGCTTTTTTAGTTGGCGTATCATTTATTTTAGCATTATCACGTCTATGTTTTTCACGTGACTCCTTATTTTTACGATAGAACTTAGCTGTTCTACCGGGATTAGGGCTGAGTTTAGGTCCTGTTTTTCCCATATAATCTAGTTTTAACTAAAGATGGATCTATTTTTGGTATGACTGAAGCTAACCTATCTAAAGGACTGCCCTCAAGAGCAACACCAGTAATGTCGTTGGTTTTTAACCAGTCACACGCTGCTTTTAGATCTTGAGTTGTAGCTTCGCCACTTTTGATTCTACGTAAGAAATCTTCAGTCACAAGATAGTGCAACTCATTAAAACTTTCTTCCGCCGCTTTTTTTGGTATTACTCTTGTTTCGCTCATTCGATGTTTAATCCTTTTTTAACTATTTGTAATGCTCTGTCATCAAGCTCGTTATCTGTCGATTCTACTAANTTTTCTAGCAATTCAACTACAAACTTTTTAAACTTGTCACTTTTTAAACTTGTTAATACAAGCGGTTTAATAAGTGCTAACATTACTCTTCTCCGGGTGTGATNATTTCTTTTTTAACAGCCTTTTTCTTAGGCTTCTTTTTTGCAGCTTTTTCACGTGCTGCTATTTGATCTGATAGGGTGCTCATTAAAATAACTTAAATTTTTTTTCTTTAGGTTTAGGTTTAGGTGGTAACAACGATTGTATAGGTACAATGTCCTGACATAAAAAAGCTACACGTGTATTAGGTCTTATGGTGAAACCTTGACGTTGTAACTCTGCACATTTAAGTGCTCGTACAAGTTCGTAATCTAATTGCATTTTCTCCTCTTGACGCTTGGCAATACGTCTGCATTGCTCAAGACCACTCTTATCTAGAGGAACCATAAAGTTTATCTGAAAACCCCAGTTCTCGTTTAGTTGATAACTTGAAGGATGTAGTCCTTGCATATCTTCTTTTTCAGAGTAAGGGTTTGCATGATTACCCATATAAAATGGGCTGAATGTCATTGTAGATCCGTTGCATGATATGTTTGGACCGTACATTTGACGGGACGATGCTCCGTTGTTTTGAAACTGCACCGCCTGATTTGTTACATTACCTGTAGCGGCTGCTACCGGATTTGATGTATTATTTGTATCTCCTCCTTCAGCATATACTGGTATTATTGAGAGAAGACAGAAAGCGAGGTAGTAGTAGTATTTATATCCCAATCTGTTGTGGTATCTATTTGTTCTACTAATCCAGCTGCTCTTGATGTTATTTCTAATGTCCAGTCCGCTGCCGCATCTGTAACAGAATAACTTGTAGCTGCGTCTGCAATGTCTCCAGAAGGAGTTACATTTGAACCTGACCAGCTTTTGACTTCTGCTCCAAAGACTTGGGTTTGTTTGACCTCTTGGACTGTTTGGGTTGTTGTTGTCGTACTGTTCATNGACCCTTGTGTAAACTGAGGCGTGACAGTATTTGCTCTCGCTACTGCGGGTGACAACAGTGCTAAGAGAAGAATCCATTTCTTCATGTTTTTGGTTTTTGTTCTTTGTCCTTTTTACCATTACCTGTAGTCAAACCAAATGTGGCAAGTGCTCCAGTAAAGACACTGGCTACGAAAGTAATATCTGCTGAAGTACCTGACTTTTTGACCATGGGCAACTCTACATAATTTAGAGTTATAATAAATCCTGACCAGATAACAACACCTAGACGNACCATTGCGCCTAGTATTTGCATCTGTTCATCGTGATCATCTATGTTTTCTTTGAGCTTTGTAAAGAGTCCCTTTTTTTCTTCCGGTTTTCTTTCCATTTGTTTATTTTGCCTTGTAAAAACTTTTGTAGTTTCTTTTTTATATTCTCTATAATAGGTTGGGTAAACGTGGTAGCTGCTACTGCTGTAATAGCTGCTATGCTAGTTGTAATCAACACCTCATTAGAAGGTATAGGAATAGGTGGTAAGGGTGGTAAATTAAGTGTTGGTTGTGGTGGTGGTTGTTCAGTATTCTCTTTAGCTGGCTTAGTACCCTTGGGTTCTCTAAGATCACTCGGAGGTAATACTAAAGGTACATAACTAGGAACATCAGCAGTAGGTAAAGGTATTTCTACAGTCTCAATCGGTTGAATCGGTTGAATCTGTATCGTTAATATCTCCATCTTCTCTATCCTTTAAAACAGCTTGAATTTCTATAATACGTTGTTTAGCTTTTTGCTGTACATCTATAGCATCATTATGTCTTTTCACTAATTCTTGAATCTCAACTTTAAGAGCTTCGGTGGTTGGTCTTGTCATAATTAGGATGGTTTGTTTGTGATAAGTTTTGTTTTCCAAGCAGTTTTAACATCTGTAGTCCAAACTGCATTACATATTGCTGATACTTCAGCTGGTTCTCCTGATAAATCTGTATCTACAAGATTATCGGAAGCATCTAGTGTTCCGGGTCGTAGTACATATCTCTCAAAAGACCTTGTTAGTTCTTTGCCGTCTTTTTTGATGACTGTTGCTTTACGTACTTGTACGTGTTTGTATGGACCGACAACTTCTATCTTGTCGTATTCTATTGTTTCGGCTAATGCCATTAGGATTAATCTCCGATTAAAACAGGTTTATGGCTTAGTTTATAGACTTAGCTTCGGTCTATGTTAAATCCAAGCAGTAATCTGACCCCAAAGATAAGCAAGAGATGAGGCGGCTTGGGTTATATACCACTGATCAGCTGAGTTATAATAATTTGTTAATACTGTCATAGCACCAACATTACTATAAGAAGATAAAGTTCCTGTCCAATGATTAGGTTGAGCACTAGAAGGAGTTGCAATAGGAAATCCTGTAATATATGTGTTAGCATTGAAAGATCCTAAGTTCGGTGCTGATAATCCACCAAATTCAATCCAATAGTGAACAACATTACCAATTTTTACATATCTACCTGCACCTGTACCCATGTTTGAGTGTGTACCGTTTAAAGCAGGAGTCCAAGCGCCCTCTTCATAGTCATTTAGAGCATTTGCGGTTGCTGTATCACCATTAAAAGAAATACCTCCACCATTTTGAATACGTAGTTCTTCATTTCCGGCTGTAGCAAAAGCAAGAACATTATCACTCGGTAAGTACATACCAGCACCCCTAGATCCGTTGTCCGCGTTTTGACCCGCAAAGCCATAAGCTGGATAATCAGGATTGTCTACTTCACCAGCTGCTAGAAATGTTGCTGTATTTGTAGCAGATGTGGTTTGACTTGTACCTGTTGTGTTAGTACCAGTCGAAGCACTTTCAAACTTTTTAGTAGTATGCCATAGCTCAAAACCACCACCGGCAACAACTTTAGCTGCAACAGCACCAGAACTATTAGAAAGAAAATGTAATGGTCCGCTTTGAATTTTTATATAATTAACATTGCTGTCATGATAAATTGATAGTGGGTGTGTTGCTGTAAGAACATTACTTGCTGAACCTGAACCTATCTCTATTTTGCTTTTAGCAAAAATACCATTTGATATAATACGCGCATCAGCGTGATTTCTAGCTAAAATTATATTTTGGCCGTAATCGTTAGTACCTATTCCTGATTTGTCAGACTGATAGATATGAGAGATGCCTGTATTTGTATCTGGATGATAAAACATCATTCCATCTGGATCAGATGCTCTCATAATAACATTTGACTGTCCTGAGTTATCTTTATCTTGCAGCATCATATACAATCTGCCAGCTTGTATTTCAGTAACGTGTCCCAGAGTAGTACTATTAAGTTCAGTGGTTGTAGGAGAACTCGGTAAACCTAAATTACCATGACCTAAATTAATCCTGTTAAGGGAGCTAGGAACATTTTCTCCATCAGTTATACCGCCTCTTACTGATGAAATTTCCATAGTAGAAGCGATGTTGTTTGTATTACCAACACCAAAACGTATCAATAAATCTTTACCTTCTAATTGAGCAGTGTTAGATGTACTACCTATGTTTGGACCGTTAAATGTATAAATACTAGCTGTTGAAGTATCACTTGCATTAGCCCTTAAAAATGAACCTGAGTCTAAACTATTAAGAGTAGTAGCATTATTAGTACCAGTAACTGTTAAGTTACCAGTAACTGTTAAGTTATCGTCAACTGTGGTTGTACCACCAGCTGAGTCGATAGTTAGATTTCCGCTGGTTGTATCAATTTCATTCGCATTTATATGGATATTATCAGCAGTCAGATGACCATTAACATCTAAATGCGTATTTACAACTGCATTATTTACGTGTAATGTAGTTCCGTTTGCAGTTAAGTTACCACTAACAATTAAGTTATCGTCAACTGTGGTTGTACCACCAGCTGAGTCGATAGTTAAATTCCCTGAACTTGTATCTATTTCGTTGTTAGCAGTAACACCTATTTGAATATCATCTATCGTTGCTCCGCCATTTGCATCAAGTAATCCAGATACATTAACTGCTGCTAATGTTGAAGTTCCAGATACATTAACTGCTGACAATGTTGTAGCTCCGTCAACATTTAATGTACCATCTAAATCTGTATTACCAGTTACATCGAGAGTTCCGGGTACATCAACGTTGCTTGTAAATTCAACATCTGTACCATTAGCAGCAGTTTGTAGTAATTGTCTTGCTGAACCATTAGCTAGTTTGCTAACTGCTATTTCAGCTGTACTGCTTATATCAGCATCTACAATGGTTCCATCAGCAATCATTGCTGAAGTAACTGTTCCAACATTACCAGTATGAACAACAGTTCCACCAGAAGTGGTGGTAAAAACATCAAAGCTACTAATATAGCGTTGATTTACTTCTTGAGTAACAAACAGGTTTTGCGTAAAATTATCGTTTAGATCTTCTGATTTAATTGCGGATCCGGGATAAAATGTAGCTGTTAGATCGTCGATACCGGTTTCTCTAAATATTTTGATTTTAACTCCACTACTTGGAGCAGTATTAAATTGTAACGTGGTTGCGTTAGGCAATGTAAATGCCGTAGTTACCACACCGTCGAGACTTGCTTTGATGTCCGAGGTCTTAAGATATGGAAATGTAAAGGAATAGGTTGTTTTACTATTGTCTCCCGTATATTCGTTTAATGTAACAGCACTCATAAATGCTATCTCCTCATGTTAAGTATGTTTTGAGTGGCTTCGTTTCGTTTTTGTGCTCGAATAGCACTTTGTACATCTCCTTGACTCATACTTTCATTAGCTCGTTGCTGATTTAGTATAACTGATTCGATGTCAGGTCTTTCTCGTAATAATTTAAGCTCTGCTATTTTTTGAGCATTTTTAACAATGTTGTTAATTTCTTTAAATACAGGTAATTTTTCTGTATGTAATTTAACACGCTCATCGCTAAAGTCAGAATTATTTTGACGATATAATTTTAATTGTTCTATCTCTTTCTGGTATCTTGGGTTTTTAATAATACGTTCTAACTGTCTATACATCTGTTGCTCGCCAATATACTTATTGATAAGTTCACGTTCATCAGGAGTATAATCATAAGATCCTGTGGAATCTTTTTTTAGCATAGATAATCCATTCCAACCAGTTTCTTGTAACCAGACTCTCCAAGGCTCCCTAGTTCCACTAACTTGCACAGGACTGACAGCATTTAATATTCTTAAAAATGGGTTGTCGACATCATTAAGAGGTTGACCTGTCCATATATCTATCTGTTCTGGTAGTGTACTTGAAAATCCGGGTAGTCTGTTTTTAATTACAGAAGTGACCTCTGCTTCTATATCTTTCTGTGATGATGTAATAGCATTGCTAAGTACTCCAGCTCCACCAGATAGTGGTAAGAACGATCTAAGTGTGTTTGCAGTCAGCCTACTCCATCCTGTTAAATCACCGTTAGTCACCGATATAAGTGGCTCTAAGCCCTGTAAAGGTGTCTGGTTTAAGAATGTAGCAGCAACGGTCCATGTAAGCTTAGACGTAAAGTTCTCAAGCATTGATTCATCCATATCTCTAGCATAATATGCCATGTCTCCAAGAGGTGCAAGTATATGTTCGATACCTATTATACCTTCATAACTTACCCAAGAGTTACCAATTCGTACAGTCTTAGGTTCATAACCCATTTGGTTACGTTCCTTGTTTCTACGTGACGCATTATAATGACCATTACCACGTATGTTACCAGCCATAGCATATTGCCATAACGTACCAACTAACATGCTACTAAATGCCATTCTACCTGTATACTCAGCTCTTAGGTTTTCCCATATCACTCGAGCATTAGGTGTTCTAGCCATATCAATACCGTGCTCTAATAAAGCAGCAGCAATGTCATCATCTGTTTTAGCGTATAAAGTTTTACTATATTTATTGATTCCGGGTATTAAGCTGATAGGAGTCCACGAAGATGCGGCCTTAATATAGTTACTACTTGTACGTGGAAACATCATCAAGAACTTTACAAAAGGATATGCAGTAGTACCTTGGTTAATCCAACGTGCTAAACCATCATCCAAGTTAAGTTGTACTTCTCCAGCAGTAGCTCGTAATACATCATCTTTAATTAAACCATTATCGTCAAACATAGATTTATAATGATTTTTTTCAGCTTTAAATATTTCAGTCCAATCAGCAAATCCTTTATCACTAAAGACGTCATCGTAAGCTCTGGTACGTGATAGATAATGTGCTAAGTGAGTAGATGTAAAGACGTCAGGAAAGACCATGCCGGTCATACCATATCTCATCCATTTAAATTGTCCAAGCTGTTTAAGTCTGGTAGCTACATCTAGTTGTAACATTCTACCATAGTTACCTTCAGCTTCATATACTTTACGCATATCTTCCATAATATCCCAAGCTCTATCGCTTTTAAACACAAAGTCTTTACGATAAGCTTTAATCATCATGTCAGGATCTTGATGAGCTTTTTTCATCATTGTAAACGCATCTGATAATGCTCTACGATTAGTTTCAAAAACTGCACCATTATAATAAAAAGTACGTTGTAAGCCTGCAAAGTCATCCGACAAACCATAGAAACCATGTCCAAGCACTGCTGTCATAGGTTTTAGTATTAACTGTGTGCCGTTACCAACACCAGCTCTAAACGCAGACAAGCCTGATAATACATTGTTATAAACAACACTCCATGCACTTCTAGCAAACAAGTTTAATTGTTTAGGATCAGGACTTTTTAACATACCTAAAGGTGTGATCTGATCTGCTGCCCATGTATGTAGTTTTGCTAAAGTGTCTACGTCACCATTTGTATGTGCAAACGCATCCATTAACGGACGTAATACTAAAGGATTATCATTCTTAAGTTTTTTAAGTAGTTTAGTAAACTTAATGTTTTTAGCATGTATTGCATTCTCAGCTGTAATAAACTCGTTTGTTAAGGTCTCAATAACTTGATCTATGTTTCTAGGAGGTACTTGGTCAAACCAGTTTTTGTTACGTAATTGCCAACCGGATATATACTTATTAAGACCATACTCATCCATAAGGAATTGCATCTTGTCAATAATAAGATCCATAACATGTGGCTCATCTATGTATGGTTGCATTTGTTGTAAAGATTCAGCCATAGTATTAGCTTCTCTTCCTAATGTATCCATAACTCTACCAGATGTTTCTGTAACTTCTCTACCTAAAAATCTATCAACTAGATCTCTCATAGCAAATGCGGCAGCACGTGCCTGTTCTTCGTTAATTACATCAACTTTAAATTTACCAAGTAATAAGTTTTTTACATCTCTGTTGTCATAGAACAAAGCTCTAACTTCATCCATGTCACCAGCTGCCATAATACTTGTGTATATATCCCAAGCAGCGGCATTCATCTGTTTAGTACTAAATCTAAAACCGTCAACAACAGCATTAAATCTACCTATGTCTCTAGCTTCTTCTGCTACACCCATCACAGCACCACGAGATCCGGGACCTACCATCAGTCCTTTACGTCTCATAGCTTCTGTTATAATAGGTGCTGGATCGCCCTCAGAGGCTCCGTTTTTAATAGCTGTAGTATCAGCCATATTTCGTGCTACATTGCCCGGAGGAGGCGTCTGCCTAGTCGTAGAAGCATCATCTAGTATGCCGGGGTTTATGTCACCGTCAAAACCATCAAATAATTCTAACTGATCTGGATTCTCGATCTTACGTATTGCAGCTTCTTGTGATTCTTTTCCCGCAGCTTCGTCAGCAATACGAGAAGCATCATCCATATTATCAATAATACCTAACTCATTTTCTAACTCAAGTTGTCTATTAATTAGAATGTTCTCGTTTTGTCGACTTAAATTTTCACTGCCAAGAGCAAGTTGTGTTCTAACTTCTTGTAATTCTATAAGTTTATCATTATCACCACCTAACTCAAGCTGTGTTTGTTTATATTGCATTGCAGAATCGTCGAGTGGTTCAAACCAATCTAACATTTTTCTGCCAGCTAACTTATCTAAACCAGCTCCAATAATTGTACCAAAGACGGCAAATGGTGCTGCCTCTAGCATGTTTTTTCTTTTTCTTACGGCAGGGCTATCACTATCTTTAGTAACTACCCACTCTGGTAAAGGTATTCTGCCTTTTGGTCCGAATAAACCGGGTACATTATCAGCAAGAGCTTCAGCAACGTTGTTTTCTTCACCTACATCACTCAAACCAACAATAGCAGCATCTCCTAGACCTTGAGCTACCATTGTGTTAGTTAATTTCTGATACCATGGTTTACCTACATTAAAAGCATTAACACTGCCTTGTATCTTACCACCTGCATGTATAGATGGTAATACAACAGAAAGTATGCTACGTAGTTTTTGATGTGTAGGATTATCAAGCTGTGTAGCTTTATCCCACTTTTCATCTAATCTGTTATACCCGGGTACAAGTGTACCAAGAGCATCGTTTGTAAAATCAGCATAGGATAGGCCGGGAACGGATAGACCTTGAAATACATTCTGTAATCTTTTAACAGGATTATAGTATGGGTCTTCAGACATAGCTTGCTGTTGAGCTGCTCTTTTGTCCTCAAGGCTCATACCATAGTATTTCTGGTGAAATTGCTCACCTATTTTATCACGTTCTCCACCTCTCTCCATTCTCCACCAGTTTTCATACTCTTCTAACATTTTGTCATTGTTAGCCTTTTCACTAAGGTCGACAGTACTGTTACCGTATGAAGCACCGAATGCAGAAGGGTATAACTGTTTTGCATTAGTTGGTATAGATTCTTCAAGAGTCAGCTCACTTTCTGGTAGAGTCTGATCTTCTTCTTCTATAAGTAGTTCTTCTTCATTCATTATAATATTCTGGGTATTGTCGCCTTAATAAATCCTGATAAATCGGATTGGCTAATGTCATCCAAGCTGGTCGTGGTACAGGTTGTCTTGAATAACCACTGTTTTCCATATACTGCTTAATTAATGCAGCTGCCATATTTTCATACTTTACTGATCCTCCAGACACATATTCTGCGAAATCATGAGCACTCGCTGGCATGTTTGTTTTAAAACCTTGTAATCCTAAATACTGATTAACAACATGATGTGCGTTAGTTCCTCTAGGATAATAATTATCTAATAAATATTTTAAGTTTTTAGGTAGTGTTATATTATCTGTTCCACGTAACGCAGATTCAGCTAATAATCTAGTTTCACCATTACTAACAAGATTCTTTTGTGATAAGATTGCAGGTACTGATTTACCTTGCTGTATAAGTCCGTCTATACCACGCTCTCCCATAGTTTCACCACGAGCATCAGCGTCACTAAACATTACAAATACAGTTTTATTTTCACCAGTTGCACCGGGTCTATTTTTAAATAAACCTTTACCTACAGTACCATCTTGACGGGGTGTATCACCTAGACCAAGCTGGTCTTCGAGTTGTTCTAGTGTAGTAATATATCTTTCGTTAGGATCTTCTATTTTACTATTAGCTCTGTATTTATTATAGAACCATAACTGTGCAGCTTCAGCAGCTTGTGTAGCTGTATCGTGCCTAGTCTGATCTATCATATTTTCTTTTACAGCAGCAGTAATTTTAGAAGATACATCTGTTTTAATTTTAGTCTCTATTGCATCATAGCTACCCGCCACTTGTTCAAGAGCGTCCATTGTTTTTTTAAATGGAAGTAAAACAGCTCCTTCTTTTTGCTCTTTAGTGAGTTTATCATATCTAAATATAAATTGAGAAAAGTCACCTTGTTGACCAGCTTGCA